TTTGTGAACCTGATGGTCTATAGTAAAGTTGTATCATCTATAATCTAAGTTATGAAAAAAAAGGGAATAAGCCAAAAATAACCTATCCCCGTTTTCTTCGTTTATAATTATCCGACAGTAATTCCTGTTAAGAAATCAACAGTACCGTCAGTAGTTTGGATTTCATCCATTGGTTCTGGCTCCAGTCCTTGGAAAGTCAAGGCATACTGGTTAGCGTCTCCAAAGGCTGTCCCTGATGTCGCTGATCCTGCAGACAAAGTAGCGCCTCTATATCTTCCTACTAAGAAGTATCTTCCAGTGTAAGGTGACTCAACTCCGTTATTTGTCTCAACAATAATTTTGAGATTTGGGTTTTGAGCTAACACTTTTACTTGGTTTCTGATAGAAGACTGCAATTTGTGGAAAGCAACATTTAAAGACTGATCATAAAACACTGTACCATTTTCTAGTGATGGAGTAGGTGTCTCGGTAATATCTCCCGTATTTTTAGTAAGTTCAAACTTATAGAAAGTTCCTGAACCACTAATGTCAGAGATAAGACCTTCTGAAGCTTCAGTTATTCCTGCAATAGATCCAGATAGGATATAAATGTTTTTTATCCCACCACTGTTATCTCTACATCCTAACGTAAAGCCTGAAGTAATATCACATGCCATAATTTATGTTCTTTTAAATTGTTAAAAAAAGGGCGGCCTAAACCGCCCGTTATTGTCTTCTATTAAAGCGCTCCATTATTAGAGATAATAAACTCTGGAAAGGCCACGTTACAGCCTAATTTGTGCTTCAATCTATGCTTTAACTGATCTTGATTAATATCATACCAGAGCTGGAAGTTATCCACGTCTGATAATAGGTCTGTACCTACTACTGCATATGCATCTGGCATAAGAGCGATACGGTTACCAGTAATACCAACTGTACCTACTACTTTGATTCCATTAGCGAATGGATATTGTAGTTGAAGGATACCAGTTCTTTGCTCTGGTGAGTTCATATCGTAGTAATAGTTATTAGCGTCTCTTAATGCTACGATTAATTTTCTAAAGTTAGCTGTTGACATCCAGATTGTCCAGTCAGATCTGTCAGCTACCTCAGCTGGGATGTTCTCGATAAGAGCATCTAATTTACTAAGTGCGTTAGTTGAAGTGAATGAACCAGTTGCATCATTAGGTACTACTACTCCTGCAGTAGAAGATGATGTAAATGTTCCGAATTGTCCGTCTCCCCATAGGAATTGGTCATCTAATTTCTTCATTTGGTTAACGATTTGGTCTGTGTATACAGAAGCTAACTCAAATGTTTCGTTATAACTGCCCCTTTCTAGTGAGGAAATTCCTAAATACTTAGGATTTAACTGATCTAAACATAGACCATCGTAAGATGTTCTTTGTGTTACAGTGATGTTTCTCTGTGTAGCTGCGAAGCTTCCAGAAGGATTGCTAACACAGTCTCCAGTTTGTACTACTAGAGTTGTGTCGAAAATGTTTAAAGGCTCTTGATATTTGATTCCTTCTTGAATTGGTAGGATAGAAGTAGTGTATCCTTCGAATACGATTTTAGGTACTACTTTACCTGCAACTTCATTATTGAATGCGCCCAAGCCTGATACGTCTAAACTCATGTCTTAAATTTTAATAAAGTTTGATTAATTGTTTCTAGACAATACTTCTTCGTATTGCTTTTGTTTATAGTTTTTGGACTCGAAGTTCCAAACCTCAGGCTGTTTGTTAAATAAGCCTTTACTGAATTTTGATTCAGTGACTGAAGGAGTAGCTGATTCTTTGCTCATATAATCCTTCATTTTTTCTTCATGCTCAGCTAGTTTATCCATGCAAGAAGATAATTTTTCTTTCATTTCTTCTAGCTGTGGAGCAACGACCTCTGCGATAGCTTCAACGATAGCTTCTTTAACATCATGCTCTTCCATAGCAACTTCTTCAACAATTTCTTCTTCCATGACTTCTTCTTCGTCTCCGTGTTCAGCCATTTCTGTTTTTTCTGTTTCTTCTGTTACTTCTTCAGCAGACATTTCTTCTAAGCTACCTTCGCCAGCCTCGTCTGGTCTTTTAACACCGGTAATCTTTCCTTCTTCATCAACAGTGATTACAATTCCGGAAGATGACGTGTGTTCTCCAGACGGAGCTAATACTTCTTCACCTTCTCCTGTAATTACATAAAGAGTATCGCCTACAGCGAAATCACCAGGTGCTTTGTTGGTAATCTCTGTACCATCAGCAAGGTGTGCTACAGCAAAAGATTCTTCTTTTACTTCTTCTTTATTTACTGGATTGTTATCTATTTCTGTCAAATTGAAGTACTTTTTTACCAATGACTTTAATTCTTCTTTGTTCATAATAATGAATTAAATAAATGGTTAATAAAAGTTTTACAGAGATAAATAGGTTATAGTCTTAAAAAAATAAAAATCTATATATTCTAACCTTTTTTTGTAAAAATGTAGTACCCCATAGGTAGACCTGCTAAGGTTTGCGAATAGTTAGCAGAGCTATTTTTATAACCTTTATCGGCGAAATCCCTAAAGATATCATCTTCTTTAAAAAGTAAGCCATTAAGAAAATCTTTCTCATAATCTTTAGCTTGTATAGTTTGATCGTTTAATTTTACTTGTATTGCAATATATTCCGGACTGATTTGTTCGGTCCATATACTTAGTACTTGTTTAAAATACTCATAAGAAGGAAAGTGCTGTATAACTTCATTGCAAAAAATTAAGTTAGGTTTAGGTCCTCTGTAGTAAATCTCTTTAGGATCTTCTGGTAATAACTGACTAAATTGTATGTTAGGTGCATAATTAAGTGCATTATCTAAACTATCCTGTATAAGATCTACTGTATAAACTACATAACCTTTATCGTTAAACACTTTGCTTATAAGTCCACCACCACATCCCCAATCTAATACTGAGTGTATATTGTTAGGTAAGTGATTAAGTATATTCTCAGTTACTCTATCAACAATCCTTTTTTGCTTTTCAGTAGACAAATGCTTAACAATATGTCTCCATTGCTTTGTAGTACTATTCCAAACTTTTTTTATCATTTACTAGATCTTTAGGAAAAAACTTACCAAGTACGTTTTCGTTAAGGCATTTATCATCTTCTAAACCGTTAAGACAAACGATAGCTTGCATCTCTCGGTAGGTAAGCTCTTTTTTACTATAAGCGTAGTATAGTATTTCTCGAGTAGGAGAGATCCATTCTTTTACCGATTTATTTGATGAAGAGTAATTCACCCAATCGGATTCTTTGACTACTTTTCTTTTTCGGGTATATCCTTTAAGGGGCGGCATTGTGCGAAAAGAAAACAAACTTTTTTTACCTACATACCATTGTTTGGTATCTTTGTTGATAATAATATAAATAAAACCGACCGCCCCTTTTGGGATGTCTGATAACCTGTTTACTTGTTTATTGTTATATAGCCACATCTTTAACTAATCTACTTAAAGAGTCAAACTGTTTAGTACTGAGGTATCTTTGATTACTGTAGAAATCATATAATCCTCTACCAAAATCTTCTTGTTTAGTATTGATTAGTCCTTTTTCAACTCTATAATAGAATTTACTAAATAAATCAGAAACTATACTACCTGTATATTTTTCTTTTGGTTTATTTATACTTTCTGAGTTATTTAATTTTATTCCTTTTAGTGATTGTAACTCTTTTCTTATTTCTCTAAGTTCTTCTAGAATTTGTTTTTCTATTTGTTTATCCATTATTTCTCTCCTTTATTTATATATACATATCTACTTTTTTCCTTTCCTAAGCCTTGCTTACCAATAAGGTAATGTTTTTTTTGCAGAAGATCAACTATTTCTTAAGATTTTTTTCTCTTTGACGTTTATCATTCCACGTTTTCATGTATTTTTTTCTGTTTGGAAACCACTTATCGTTGAATTCTATAAGTAACTTTTCTATATGAAGTATCTGTTTAAAAGTCTCTCCTGGAGGTAACTCTTCACAGTTAAAGAACTGAACACCTTTAGCAGCAAATCTAGTTACTCTTTTATTATCCAGAATAGATCTTGTAACTGTAAACGGAGTAGTATTCAAAGCTATAGAAGCATGTACTCTACTTTCAAAGTATTCTTTTCTACCGTCAGCATACTCAGCATAACAAGGTCTTCTTCTTTTCATAGCTGCTTTATAAGCTGCACCGTTATGCAAACCTGTTTCGTAACTATGAGCCATATTCTGCTGTCTAGTACACCATTCTAGGTTTTCTACATTGTTATTTGACTTATCTCCGTCCTTATGGTTAATCTCACTGTATATCTTTGGATCTGCATTGGAAATAAACGTCTCTGCCACAAGTCTATGAACTTTATATAACTTAGGTTTCTTTCCACGTCCTTCACCGTAAGAACCAAATCTTCTATCTTCTGGGTATAACCTTACGTGATAGTAACCTACTGCATCTTTTTGAGGTTTTAGTTCTTTTGCTTTGTGTTTGATAGAAATAACTCTACCTGTATTGGATACTAAGTACTGTTCCAATCCTTCTACTGTTTTAAAAATTTCTTTTGCCATGTTAATTATTTATTTAGTTAATGTATGAAATATATTTTAGAGTAACAACTCATATACTAATACATAGGTAGTTTTTACCAAAACAAGAAAAATATTTTAATAAACAGTTGGTAGTCTGAGAAATAAATGCTATATTTAAGTATAATTAAAAAGATAAAATTAAAGGTTATGTTAAAAAATCAATTACGTATCGAGTTACTAGGTAACTACGAAGAACCAACCGGAGAATTTGCTCCTGGTGAAAAGTATTCTCACATTCAATTTTGTACTAAAGACCAGTACTATCACTCAACTGGTGAGGAGATTCTTTACTCTATCTTTGATCATAACGTGTTAGAAGATATGGATGGGTATAGAATATATAACTCAGACGGTAAACTTTTTCAAATGAGTTATACAATGACTTTTTGGGATATTCAGCAATTTATGGAACGAGAAGAACTTGTTAGAGAGATAGTAGAAGAATTAAAGAAAAAAAATCACTAAGAAATAGTTGGTAGTTACAAAGATATTTCATATATTAAGGTATAATTAAAAAAATAAAAATAAAGGTTATGTCAAAAATTACAAAAACACAAATTAAAAAGTTTGTAAAACAAGTAGATAAAGTATCTACGTTTGCAAAAACATTAAATTTAGAATTACTTAAGCTAGGTAGTCCTGAAAAACCAGAAGCAGGTTTTGCTTTTGTTCATAAAGACTTTACTATTAAAGCTATCTTCGAAAGGAAAGGTATTAAGTGGCAAACAAATAATCATACTCGTATGTCCTATTCAGTTGTAAATAAGTTGAAGAAGAATAGAGATTTTATGTATTTGTATGCTTGGGTAACTAATATCATATAAAATAGTTGGATATAAGGAAAATAATTCATAGATTTATATTATAATTGATGGGAGGTATACGACCTGACTTCCGAAATATAACTAGGTCGATAAATTATAAATTTTTTTAAAATGTTACTAGAACTATCAAGTAAACAAAAAGCTGCCTTAGAGGCAGGACAATCGCAAAGAAAAAACTTAATCTTTGCTACACAACAAGCTGCTCTTTCCACAGAGCTAGACAATCCTGAACATTATTACATTTATGGACCTTCTGGTATTGGTAAGACTTTCCAATCTGAGAAAGCTGTAGATGATATGAATGTTATTACAAGAACTGTAAGTGGTAACGTTAGTATGTTTGCCTTTGCAATTCAATTAGCAGTTATTAAGTATCTA